TCTTGACGCCTGCAATGGTCTCGTTGCCGGTCAGGCCAACGGCGCCGAGCGCTGCGCGGGCGGCGGCGGGGGTGCCGGCGGCGCCTAGCAGGCCCACGGTGTAGTCGTAGAGGGCGCCGATGCCGGCGTTGAATTGCGCGTTGGTCGGGGTGCCGGATAGGGTGTTTCTGGCGGGTGGGGCGGTCATGGGTGGGCTCCTGTTTCAAAAACCTTGGACGGTGGCGTCGATGCGTCCGGGCACGGAGGCGCCGGCGGCGTTGAGCACGATGACGGATGGCCCCATAGCGGGGTTTTTGTCGATGATGAGGGCGGTGCGCCCGTTGTTGCCGTCGTCTTGCAGGGTGATTTGCACGTTGACGATCTGGCGGTAGCTCTGTGTGATGGGCAGCCGGGAGCCGCCAGCGGGCACCACGGCGTCGGCGATGGTTTCGATCACGTCGGGCACGTCGAGCACGGCCGTGAGCAGGCTGATGCTGCCGCGCTGCGAACCGCCAGCCACGCGCACGCGGAAGGCGATGCGCTCGGGCAGCGTCAGCATCAGCCCACCGGGCCACGTAGCCCACGCNNCATAAAACAGGTCGCTGGGGCTGCCATAGCGCGCGTTTTGGTTCTCGCGCTGGAATTCGATGTTGCGGCTCAGTCCGTTGATGTTGTGCAGCAGGGTAAGACGCCCGCTGGCCGCGTTGACAAAACCAAAGGCATACTCCATATCGCCAAAGGTGGACGCAACGTAGCGCGGGGCCTCGCTGGCGCCGTAAAACGCGGCCAAGGTCGGGCCATAGAAGCTGTCGGTTTCGTTGGCCCGCAGCGCCCCGGCGGCCACGCTGGCGCCGGTGATGGTGCCGGGCCAAGTGGGCGCCTGCGGCCACGACAGCAACACGTTATCCACCAGCGGATCACCCAGATCGGTGATGATCGCGGCGGGCTGCAGGCTGGTGTTGCCCGAGGTGTCGAGCGCCTTGACCATGAGTGTGACTGGGCCTGCGGGCCGGGTGATCATCGTCCATGGGGATTGCGTGATCACGCCATCATGCAGCGGCGTGGCGGTGGGCCACCATGGGTTGTTGCCGTAGTGGAAGCGCACCACGTAGCCGGCCAGATCGGCCACGCCCTCGATGGGCGCCCAGTTGAGGGTGTCGCCGCTGATCGTGAGGCCGGTCACATTGGGCGGCGGCTCGGTTTTGCCCACCACGGTATGCGTGATGCTGGCCCAAGTGCCGCGCTGGCCGATGCTGTTGACAGCCCGTGCGCGCACCTCGTACACAATGCCGTCTTCGACCGGGCCTAGGTAGGTGGCGGCTTCGCTGCCGTCTGCCCGGGCGGAAACCCAGTCGGTCGCGCCCACGGGGCGGTATTCGATTTCGATGCGCCCGGCGGTTTGTATGTGTGGGCTGGTAAGGGCGGCCCAGCTTAGGCGGATGCGGCTGATCACGGTGCCGTCGCCCGCAATCTGCAGGGCGCCGGTGCCGCTGTGCGCGGCTAGGCTGGTGACGGCGGGCACCACGAAGGGGTTTGGCAGGCTGGTGTTGGGAGCGGGGTCGATGGCGGTGGCCTCGCCCATGTTCCACGCCCACACCTGTGGCGCGGTTTCGCGCAGCACGTAGCGGATGCCGTCGGCGCTCAGGGTGCGGTCGGCCACGAAGAAGGTTTTACCGGCCCAGCCGTAGCGCGGAATGGTCACGGCCACGTGGCTACCGGGGCGCAGGTCGTAGGTCGTCCATTTGCACAGCAGTGATGCGGTCACGGCTTGGCGGGCGCGCTCGAGCTCGATCTTGGCCATGCGCTGGGCGCGCACGCCGTCGTTGCACAGGGGCAGCGTGAGGTCGCGCTCGACCACATGGCCGCCGTCTTGCGCCACATAGCCGGCATTGGTGACGGCGGGGAATTGCTTGGCGGCAAACACCTCGCCGGGCTCGATGTAGGTGCCTGTGACGGTATTGAATAGCTCGCGGCGCGGGGTGAAGGCAATCACCTCCTCGACGCTGATAATGTCGTCAACCCCGATGCCGGGGCCTACGGGCACTTGCCACGCCCCGGCCTGCACGCTCCATTGGCCTTGCGTCCAAGCGGCCATGCCGGCCATGGCGTCGGTGAGGGTTTCGAGGTTGTCTTTGAGGTTGTCGCCGCAGCTCAGAGCGCCATTGACGGTGTAGCGCCGCTGGGTGGCGCCGCCCGCAAGGGGGATGATTTCGTCGCAGACGTTGGCGGCGGCGATCACGTCGGCATTGTTGACCTCGGCGGCGGTGCAGCGCAGGCCCTGATGGCTGGTGAGGTAGTCGCGCACGGCCAGCGCGGCGTTGTCGGAAAACACGGTCTGGCCGGTGCGCGGGTCGAACAGGGGTTTGCCACGCACCACAGCGCGGATGGTGGGGGCGCCGGTCTGGCCGAACACGTCGAAATCGGCCTCCCAGCGCACGTAGAGGTAGGCCATGCCGCGCCCAGCGTCGGCGGCGGTGAGTGCGCCGGCGCTGGCGGCCACCAGGTCGGCGTCGAGGGTGGTCTGTGTGCCGGTGTAGAGGCGCAGGCGGATGAGCGGCACCGTGCCGCCACGGCAATACTGCGGCGTGGTCACCCAGCCATTGCCATCGACGGTAACGGGATCGTCACCCACATAGTAGGCGTCAACGCCATCAATCTGGTGCCCGGCCAGCGTCTGCGCCCAATGGTGGAACTGGCCTAAATCGCCACTCACAAACCAAAACGGCAGCGTGCCGCCCACCAGCGCACGGCCATACACGATGCGCTGGGGCTCGATGGCGCTGCGCACCACGCTCTGCACGTCGCGCAGTCTGGCTGCGGCGGCATTGGCTGCGCCGGCCTGCGCCGCTGCGCTCATCTTTTTTTCTTGGCGGCGGGCCACAGCAGAGCCGACGACAGACGACGCAACAGCGCCCACCACGGTGGCCACGGTGACGGCGCCAAAAAGCACGGTGGCGCCAATGGCCGTCTTCGCAACCACCGACGCGGTGGCGGCGCCGACGATCAGAGGTACGGCGGCAGCCATTACGCACCCCTCCCAGCAGGCCAAGCGCCCAGCGCGGTATCCATGGGGCCAAACACCAGCCCGGCGTTGCCCGGGGCGGCCCAATGGCTGCCCAAGCACACGCCCAGCAGCTGGCGGGCCTCTTGCTCGATCAGCACCACGTCGCCGCGATGCGCTAGGGTGGCGGGCTGCATGGCGCCCATGCGCTCGGCCACCAGAGCGGGCAGCGGGTGGCGCTTGAGCAGCCGCGTGGCGGCGGCGGCGGTTTTGACGTGGCGCAGGTCGGCCATGGGGTCGGCGCCGGTTAGGTGCAGCACGGCGTCGCCCGCAAAGGTGCAGCAGTCTTGCGCGCCCCACGCAAAGGGCTGGGCGCGGCGCTGCTCGATGTAGTCGGCTAGGCGCTGCGGCCAGTCTGGGTGCCGCAGCGGCAGGGGCTGGGGTGGGCGCTTGCTCATGATTGACGCGCCAGCGCCTCTTTGGAGAAGATCACAATGTCGCGCTCGGCCATGGCAGCGGCCAGCCGGAAAAACCCGTCGTGGGGCCACAGGCGGCGGTGGTCGGCGTCGCTGTAGCGCAGCAGGCGCGGGCGATCCCATTCCACAAGCCGGTTTTCGGCGTTGACCACCACCGTGGCCGACGCCTCGCTGAAGCGCTGCACGTCGAGCAGGCCCTGCCACACGTTGGGGTCAACCGCCAGCGCTGGCGGCTCGGTCGAGGTGTCGAGCACCGCCACGCGGATGATCACGGGCCGCCCTTGGATGGGCTCGGCCAGCACGGCGGCGATGTGCTCTTGCGTGACGCCAGCCAGCGTGAGCTGCAGGCCGGTGATCACGCCCGGCGTCTCCTCGATGGGAGCGATGGCCCCTAGGCCGCGCGCGCCCGTCCAGTCATGGCCGCCCCACTGCACGTCAAAATCGAGCCCGGCCAGCCGCACGGTGCCGCCCAGCAGTTGCAGCTCGGCCAGCCAAAACCAAACGATGTGCTCGCGCTGCACCGCTTGGGCAAACGCAACGGGCAGGGATGGGCGCACGGACATTAAAACGCCTCCTGCAGCTCGAGCACCAGCGGCGTGGCAATCGTTTTGTAGCGGGGAAAGTCGATCTCGCCCGTTTTGAGAATCCAGCGTGCGGTAGGCCGGTCGAGCACTACGGGGGCGCCCGCAAAGTGCGCAGCGCGCAGCATGTGTGTGAGCTGCACCACCATCACGCCGGATGCGTCGGCCGCAGCGTCTTGCGCCACCATGAGCAGCTGGCCACCCAGCCCGAGCATGGAGCCCGCCCGCATGGTGGCGTTGGCGCCGCAGCCCACCAGGGTGATGCTGCTGGCAAACTGCGCAACCGACACACTCAGAGTGACGGTGTTGAGGGCGATGGTGCCGATGGGGCGGGGCCGGTCAAGCCGGTGCATCTCGATGCGGCTCTGCTGCCGCGCTCGGGCCAAAAAGCCCTCGACGCGGGCGCGGTCGTCGGGCGCGTGGTTGTTGAGTTCCATGATCACGGCCCAGCGCGTGCCGGGCAGGCTCATGGTCTGCATGGCGCCCGAGAGCTCAGAAACAAAAGCGCGCGAGTTGTCGCGCACGCCCCACGTGATGCCCACCGGCTGGAATTCGCGGCCTGCGGGCCAAGGATGGGTGATCATGCCATGCGCCCTCTGGCCATGTCGTCGTAGATGGCGCGGCGGCCCATGGCGGCGCCCATGTGCGCGGCGGTAAGCACCAGCGCTTGGTCGGCAGGGCCGTTGAAGTTGAACGACTGATTGACGACCACGCTGCGCCCGGCGCTTTGGCCCTTGGTGTGGTCGATCACAGTCTCTTGCGGGTGCAGCATGGCGAGGTAGCCGCCCCGGCCATCGAGGCCGCCCGAGCGCGGGCCGCTGCCGGTAAAGCCCCCGCCATCGAAGCTGAAGATGCGCCCAATGAGCGAATTGAGCGCGTTGCCCAGCGGCTGCGATACTGTCTGCCGGAAGGCCATGCGGGCCATATCGGTGATGATGCCGTTGATCACGTCGCGCAGGCGCCCGCCAGACTCTACAGCGTTTTCAAAGGCGCTTGTGAAGTTGAGGTTGAGGTCTTTGACCGAATCGGTCAGCCGATCCACGCCGTCTGAGCGCTCGGTGATTTTGGCGATTGCCTCGGCGTGCTGGTCGGCATGGATGCGCCCGGCGATGAGCGCCTCATCGAGCACCAGCACCTGCTCTGTGAGGCGCCGGGTGCGCTCGACGGCGGTGTCGGCCACCAGCGCTTGCAGCATGTTTTCCCATTGCTCGTTGGCGGCCTGCACGGCGCGGGCCTCGTCGATCACAGCTTGGCGCAGCGTGCCCATGATGGCCAGCCGCTCGCGGTCTTGCTCGGCCTCGAGCTTGCGGGCGTCGATGGTGTCGGCCACGGCCAGCGCCTGCTCGCGCTGGGCGGCTGTCAAGCCCGCAAGGCGGCCTAGCCCAATGTCACGCAGCACCTGCTCGCGCTCGGACAGCTCATCCATGGCTTCGAGCTGGCGCTGCAGGGCCTGCAGGTATTTTTCGGCCTCGGTGATGCGGGCTGCGGCGGGGGCTCTGCTGCCGCCCGTGCGCGGGGCGCGGGTGCCTCTGTTGGCGGCTGGGGGTTCGTCGGGCAGCGGCTGATACACGCGCTCGCGCGGCGGGCGGGCAAAGCCGGTCTGCTGGCCCTCCAAAAATTCGATTTGCTTGCGCAGTCTGGCGATGTCGGCCCTTAGCCGCTCGTCGGTCTGCGCCCGCATGTGCTCTGGCACGTGCTGCAGCTCGGCCTCGTACTGCGCCAACACACGGCGCCGCTCGGCCAGATTGCCCTCGATGCTGCGAAACGGGTTAATGGTGGCAAAGGTGCCCAGCGCCCGCCAAAAGCCGCCAGCAATGCGCTGCCCCTCGAGCATTTCCGTGGATAGCCTGGCAATAGCAGGGATGACAGCATTGCCCAAAACATGCACAAGGCCCGTGCCCGCCTCTGTCAATTTCGACAAATTGTCGTTGAAAAGGATAGCCGACGCCGCGGCCTCATCAGTTACCACGCGGCCAAAGCGCTCGGCTTCGTCGCCCAGTTCGCGCAGGCCATCGGCCCCGTTGTTGAGCGTCGGCAAAAGCCGGGGGCCAAGCTCGCGGCCGAAAAGTGCAATCGCCAGATTGGTTTTTTCGATGCCCGCCGGCATGGCGGCAAAATGGTCGGCCACGTCCTTAAAGAGCGCGTCGCTCGCCCGCACATTGCCGGCAGAGTCGCGGGTGGCGATACCCAAGCGGTCAAAGAGCGCGGCATTGGTGACGGTGCTTTGCCCAAGCCGGTTCAGCCCTTGCTCAAGCTGCTCAAATGTGGCATCAGACTGCAGCGCGGCGTAGCGTAGGCGGCTCATCGACTCGGTCGTGATGCCCAAGCGCTGCGCTGCGTGCCCCATTTGGTCGCCAAAGTTGGCTGTGGAGCGCACCGCGGCCACCAAAGATGCAGCCACACCAGCCCCAGCCAGCGAGGCGGCGCCGAAGGCCTCCGTGATGCCGCCGAAGCCTTCCGACAACGCGCCCGCCCGAGCATCAAGCTCGCCCATCGACCGCTGCACGCGGGCAAACACCGCGCTGGCGCCGTCCCGTGCAGTGATGTCAATTCGCGCTGTTCCGACCACGGATATGCTCCATCATTTCGATCACCTGCGGCCAATTGGCCACAGGGTGTATTGCCTCGTACAGCGGCCAGCGCTCGGGCATCCAGCCACCGCACCAGACCCAGCAATGCCGGGCCTGCTCGGCCAGTGGGCACAGGGTGGGCTGGGTTGGCAAAATCTCGCCAAATCCAGCCGCCTGCAGCTTGTCGGCCTGGCTCCTAGAGCTCTCCCACTCTAGGAGCTCGGTTAGTTTTTTGCGGCGGTGCCTTCCACTTCGCTTGCCTGCGCCAGTCGCTCCCACAAAGCCTGCGCCAGCTGGTCGCCCCACTCGGGCTGCGCGTCGAGCAGCAGCAGCACAGCGCCGTCGTCGTGATCGAGCGGGCCAGCCTCTGGCAGCCCCAAATCGGCCACCATCACGCCGTGCCAGCCCACAATCGCGCCCAACAAAACCAATCGCTCCCAATGCAAGCGGGCGCCGGGGTCGCCATGGACCATGCCCGCCTGCGCGGCGGCCATCTGCATATCAAAACGGCTTGGACGCTGGAGCGTGAAGCTGCGCCCGTCGATCTCGACGGCGAAGCGGCGCGCTGCTTGCACTTTGCGCTTGAGGTCGGTCAATTCCATGTGGGGCAGGCCCTATCAGGTGGCGTAGCGAGTGGGCTCGGCCACACCGGCAAAAGACACCGACCTTTTTTCGGTCGCGTTGCGCTCGAGGGTGGCAAACTGGGCCATGCTCCAAAACCCATTGTGGAAAGTGCGCGCGCCGTTGCCTCCAGTAATCCGCATGGCCACCGGCTGCCCAGCCAGCTCTGCGGCCTGAATGACGGCGTAAAACGGCAGCGATGGGTTGTCGTGCAGCGAGATTTCGACTGTCAGCGGCGAGCGGCTGGCCGGCATCTGGGTGTCAAAGCGGCCAAACACGCTGGAGGTGTCGGCATACTGCTGCTCGCCGCCAGAAAAGGTGATGGCGCCCACTTGCGTGATAGGCGCAAAGGCCGTGATGCGCCGGATGCTGCCCACGCCTGCGCCAGCCGGGAAAAGCGCGGTGTTGGTGGTGTTGATGCCCTCGAGGGTCACGTCGTTGGTGGCCACAGTCAGCACGCGCACCACGCGCCGATTGAGGCTCTCCCAGCCGCTGGTGATTTCGAGCATGTCGCCCACCACCACCGCGTGCCCAACGGCCAGCGTGGCCACAGCTTGGGCGGCATTGGTGATGGCCGTCATGTTGACGACAGGGCCGTATGTGCTCGCAATAGCCAGCGAGCCGCCGGCGGGGAGGGTGAAGCTCATCGCAAATACTCCTTAGGCAAGCTGGCCCGGGGCCGCTCGCTGGGTGGGGATCAGAAAAACAAAGTCCATCGACAACTCGCCGACCGGCTGGTCGCCCACGGCAGACACATCGGGGGTTTCGGCGCC